AAATATCAAAGATCAGTTCCAAATTTTACCATTTAAAGAACCATCAGCTACATTATACCAATTAATGGGCTTTGTTGTGCAAGCAGGACAGAAGTTTGCAGCAATAACTAACATGGATACGGGTAATGACATGCAAAATAGAGCTGTTGGTACTACAGTTTCGCTTCTAGAACGTGGTTCAAGGGTCATGAGTGCAATACACAAGCGTTGTTACTACTCAATGCGTAGAGAATTTAGACTATTATCAAAAGTATTTGGAACATATCTACCTCCAATCTACCCATATTCAGTATATGGTGCCGATCAAGCAGTAAAACAAACTGATTTTGATGATCGAGTAGATGTAATTCCAGTAGCCGACCCAAATATCATGAGTATGGCCCAAAGAGTGACACTTGCAAACGAGAATCTAAAGATTGCTATGTCAAATCCTATGATGCACAACTTGAGAGAAGCATATCGTAGAGTATATGAAGCATTAGGGACCCAAGATATTGATCAACTACTTATTCCACAAGAAAAACCAATGCCAAAAGATCCGGCAACCGAGAATATGGAATCATTATACCAGAAACCATTAAAAGCGTTCCCGACTCAAGATCATGATGCACATATGGCAGCTCACGTTGCTTTTATGGCAACAAGAATGGTTCAGATTAATCCTCAAGTGTATTCAACACTGCAAGCACACATATCTGAGCACGTATCAATGAAAGCTCAAGGAGAAGTTGGTGCAATGATACAAGAAGATCCTCAAATGCAACAAATGTTACAACAAGATCCAGAAGCAGCAGAGATAAGAGTTGCATCAATGATTGCAAAAAAAGTTGCAGAGATAACTACACAACTTGCTCAAGGTGAAGCGATGGGTCAACAAAAAGATCCACTAGTTGCATTGAAAGAAAGAGAACTAGATATTAAAGCTATGGACTTACAGAGAAAATCTGAACAAGATATGATGGGTAATGAGATTAGAGAAAATGAAATTGATGAAAAACTAGATATTGAAAAGATGAAACTAGAAAACAATGAAGATCAAGCAGCAGAAAGAATTAGAATTGCTGAAGAGAAACTTGAAATAGCCAGAATGAGGAAACAAAAATAATGAAAAGAAAGATTAGAAAATTTAGAGGCGGAGGAATGGATGCTTCAAAATCTGATTTCAAAACACCTTCATCAAATCCTATGTCCGCTGGATATTCTGGTGCAAAAAACAAAAATACTGGAACTAATAATACAAGTAATAATACAAGTAATAATACAACAACAACTCATACAAAAAATCAATTTAAAACTAGAGATGTACCTTTTAGTAAACCTTTTGGTTATAAATCTCAAATTGCAGCTTCTCTTGTAGGACTGGGTCCTGTTCTAACTATAGGTAATTTAGCTGCTAAACAAAATTATAAATCAAGACAAAAATTTGCAACCAAAGAAGGTTTAGCTAGAGATTTTTATAGAACTGAAAATAAACCTTTAAAACCTAATTCACCTATTGGAAAAGATTATTTAAAATCTGCGGGGTATGGTAAAAATAAAATATCTCCAGTTCCAGTTACTGGAGGAGGTCATGATTCCTCTACTATACTTCCTATGGAAGTAACAAAACCTATTGATCCCTTATTAATAAAACCAAAAGAAAACTTTTTTAATTTTGTAGCTTATAAAGTTGGAGGACTATCTGGTGGTGTTAGTTATGGACCACCGCCTAAGAAAGGACCTAATCCAAATGTACCTCCAGTTAAAATGAAAAAAGGTGGTTATAAAAAGTAATGTGGTTTTCAGCAATTAAATTAGCTGTTCAAGCGGGTAGTCATATATACAAAAATAAGCAAAAAACTAAAATGCTTATGGCAGATGCACAGATGAATCATGCTCAGAAAATGGCAGACGGTCAAGCAGAGTATCAAGGTAAATTATTAGAATCTAGAAATTCGGACTGGAAAGACGAATTTATTTTGCTTTTACTGTCGGCCCCTATCGTAATGTTAAGTTGGGCGGTATTTTCTGATGACCCAGCAGCTATGGAAAAAATGAAATTGTTTTTTGAATATTTTTCACAACTTCCTTTTTGGTACCAGACAATTTTCGTGGGCGTCATAGCTAGCGTTTACGGACTTAAAGCTACAGATTTAATTAAGAGGAAATAATGATTAAAAATTTTAAAGATATTGTAATATTATTAATCACAGCAGGTGTTTTAATTTTACTAGGAGTTATTATTATTGGAGACTATTGGGTAGCTGTTGAAGAAAATAGACCGGTAGATGATAGTATAATAGTTCTTATGAAAATGTCAGTTACCGGATTGATTGGTGTTATTGGTGGATATATTGGAGGAAGTAAAAGCTAATGTGGAATTGGATTAAAAAAATTATCAACAAAAAAATTAATGATAATGAGAGAAAAGAGTTAACTAAAAAAATTGAACAAAAATATTCAAAATTATCTAAAGGTGACCTTAAAAAACTACAGACACAAGGGATAATTAAATCTATTTACAAACCTTATAATTAATATAAAAGATATTAATGAAAGATACTTTAACGGTATTACCTTTATTTTCTTGTCCAATTACTTTAGTTGAAGAGATTTATGATATGAGTGAATTTGAATTAAATTTTATTAAAAATTTAAAACAATCTGACTGCTCTACTAATACTGTTTCTGAAAATAAAAATATTCTTGATCTACCAGAATTAAACAATCTAAAAAAATGGATTGAAGATAAAATAAATTTTTATTTTTTTAATTTTTTAAAAGTAAGTAATTTAAATAAAATTTATTTAACACAATCATGGTCAAACATAACTAAAAAAGGACAATCTCACCCTAAACATGTTCACCCTAATAGTATAATAAGTGGTGTACTACACTTTAATGATGGAGATTCTCCTATAAATTTTTATAGCCCCCAAGAACATTATCCTTTAAGTTTTAATTTTAAGGAATATAATCTTTTTAACTCTGTTAAATGGGACTGGCCAACTAAAAAATATGGTCTTCTTATATTTCCTTCTAAGGTAAGACATGGTGTAGAAACCCAAAAAATAGAAAGGGATAGAGTAAGTGTTTCTTTTAACACATGGATAAAAGGTGTAGTTGGGGAAGAAGATATAACTACACTTTTAGAAGTTAGATAAAAGTATTTACAAACTTTATAATTAATATATAAAAACCTCATGATTAAAGGGGACAGCACAGAATACGAAATCCTAAAAGAAGCGTGTGAATCTTTAGAGGATAATAATTTATTTACAATTGAAATAGGCGTGAGACAAGGAGCGGGAACCAAGATTATTTTAGATACACTAAAAGATAAAAATCATTGGCACCTTGGAGTTGATCCATACGGTAATTTAAACTACGAACACTACGATGATTCGGGTGCTTATACTTGTGATTACACAAACAGTATGAAGCTACAATTAATTAAAGATATTGATTATGAAAACTTTACTTTATTTCCTATGGGAGATGATGAATTTATGAAACGTTTTCATGATGGTGTTCCAATTTATAGAAATGAAAAAGAAGTTATAAACAAATATGATTTAGTTCATTTTGATGGACCCCATAAAACAATAGATGTTTTAAAAGAAGTATTATTTTTTGCTGAAAGATCTAAACCTGGAACTGTATTTATATTTGATGATTATCCAAAATATAATATGGACTTAATTCTTAAAGTTATAGTTAATGATTATGGTTTTATGCTACTTAAACAAGGTAAGAATAAAATAGCTCTTAAAAGAAATTAATGCTTGATTATCATACTAAAGAACAGATAGTAAATGTTATAAATAGACAAATCAAAGATATCAAAGATCATTTGTGCTATGGGGTTGATTCAGTAGATAAATTAATGTATGGTCGGGGCAGACTCAGCGCTTTAGAAACGCTGCTTCAGGATATTAAAAACCTGCAAAAGGAGGATAACGATGGTACAATTGATAAAACCTAAACTTACTGATTTCGGAAACGAAAAAAATAAAGATGAGGTCAAATCACAAATTCCAACAGATCCCAAAGGCATTAAAGAGTATCTTGAAATCATACCTAACCCAGTCGGATACCGTATGCTAGTTAGACCATGGTCTGGCCAAGCAAAAACAAAAGGCGGTGTTATCTTAGCAGACGAAACCCAAGACAAAATTCAAATGACAACTGTTGTTGGATTAGTTGTTAAACAGGGTGATCTTTGCTATCAGGATAAAGAAAAATTTCCTAAGGGTCCTTGGTGTAAAGAAGGAGAATTTGTTATTTATGGCAGATACTCTGGAAGTAGATTTCAAACTAAATTCGGTGAGCACCGAATACTCAACGATGACGAGATCATAGGAACGATAAGTAAGCCAGAAGATATTCTCCATTTATTTTAATAAAGGAGGATAAAATGGCAGAAGTAAAAGACTATAGTGCAGAAGCACTTATGGCGAAAGAACATGAGGTAGAATTAGATACCGATAATGTTAAAGAAGAAAATGTATCTGTAGAAGAATCTAAAAAAGAAGACTCACCAAATTTAAATGTTGGTGAAGTTGATTTAGGTTATACAGATCATTCTAAACCTGTTGAAGACAATAAAGAAAAACCTGATATTGAAATCACTGAGGATAAAACCGAAGAAACAGGTGATGTTGTCGAAAACAAACAAGAAGAAGAGAAACCAAACCTTAGTGAATCTAGACGAGATTATCAAAAAAGAATTGATAAACTTGTTTATGAAAGAAGAGAAGCTGTAAGAAGAGAAAAAGCAGCTGTCGAATACGCTAAAGGTATTCAAAAGAAATTTGACTCAAGTATCAAAAAGTTAAATTCTACTGACGATCAGTATCTAAAAGAATTAGATGCTAGAGTAGATGCTCAAAGAGAACAAGTTAAAGTAGCCCTTCAATCAGCAATCGAAAGTCAAGATGCTTCTAAAATTATGGAAGCTAACGATAGATTAACTCAACTAGCTGTCGAAAAAGAAAAAGCTAGATTAGAGATGATGAATCGTGAAGAACGAAAGAAAACTGATGAAGAAAAAAGTAAACAACAACAATACGTACAAGCTGAACCTCAAACAGCGGAATCATCACAACCAGAGCCACAAATTACACCTAGAGCCAAAAAATGGGCTGAAGAAAATAAGTGGTTTGGGAATGATGAGGTCATGACTAATGCTGCAATTACTATTCACAATAATATTTCTCAAGAGGGTATTGAAGTGGACAGTGATGAGTACTATAATGAAGTTAACTCAAGACTTAAAAGGTATTTTCCTGAGAGTTTTGGTAAGACTGATGACGAGCCAAAAAAAGAGACACCGAAACCCGTCCAAACGGTTGCCTCGGCTGGTCGTAGCCAACAAGGACGCAGAACTGTGAAACTCACAAAGTCACAGGTAGCGATTGCTAAAAGATTAAATGTGCCACTAGAGGAATATGCTAGATACGTGAAGGAGGATAAATAGTATGAATACAATTAATAGGACTTCACGGGAGTCAGAGAATAAGGTTTCAAAAGAAGCTAAAAAAACTTGGACTCCACCATCCAGTTTGGATGCGCCACCCGCACCGAACGGTTACGCCCATAGATGGATCCGTACTACCGTTCAAGGTTTTGAAGATACAGCTAATGTATCTAAAAAATTAAGGGAAGGATGGGATTTTGTAAAAGTCGAACAAGTTGAAAACGAGATCGGCACTAACAAATATCCTTTCTATACCGAAGGCAAATACGAGGGGTGTATTGGAATTGGAGGCCTTGTGCTGGCAAGGATACCAGAGGAGATTTTGGTCGCACGTGCTGAGTATTTTTCAAAACTTACTCAAGACAGAATGAACGCGGTTGACAATGATCTTATGAAGGAACAGCACCCTGACATGCCTATCAATATTGATAGACAGTCAAGAGTGACCTTTGGTGGTAGTCGTAAAAAATAATTTTTTTGCAATACCTACCGGGTTATTAAAATAAACTGTTAAAACGGAGAAAACAAATATGTCAAATCAAGTAGAAAAGTTCGGTCTAAGACCTTACAGAAAACTAGATGGAACACCTCTTGTTGGAGCCCAAAACAGATATACGATTGCTTCAGGTTATGCAAATGCGATTTTCCAAGGAGAAATGGTTGAACCATTAGGAACTGGAAATATCCAAAGACATGGCCCGAACACTTCGGATGCTGTTATAGGCGTTTTTAACGGATGTTTTTACACAGACCCAACTACTCAAAAGCCGACTTACAGCAATTACTATCCAGGTGGTATTGCTGCTTCTGACATCACAGCATTTGTTGTTGATGATCCAGATGCAGTATTCCTAATGGATGCTGATGCGACTTTTACAAGAGCCGATCTGTATAAGAACTACTCTGTTACTAACACAACAGGTGTTACACAAACAGGAATATCAAAACAGCAACTAGATGTTAGTGTATCTGGTGTTGCAAGTACTTTCGCAGTTCAAGCGATCGATATCTCGCAAGACCCAGAAAACTCTGACACAAGTTCTGCAAATGCGAACATTCTTGTTAGAATCAACAATCACTTCTATAGAAGTGGTACAGGTATAGCATAAGGAGATAAAACATGGCAATATCACGATCACAACTAGTTAAAGAACTAGAGCCAGGTTTGAATGCTTTATTCGGCCTGGAATATAATAGATACGAAAATCAGCATGCTGAAATTTTCGTAACTGAAACATCTGACAGAGCTTTTGAAGAAGAAGTAATGTTAAGCGGTTTCGCTTCTGCACCAACTAAACAAGAAGGTGCTGGAGTAGTGTTTGATACAGCAGGTGAAACTTTCACAGCTAGATACAACCACGAAACAATCGCTTTAGCATTCTCGATCACTGAAGAAGCAATCGAAGACAACCTGTATGACAGATTAGCTGCAAGATACACAAGAGCTCTTGCAAGATCTATGTCAAACACGAAGCAAGTTAAAGCTGCAAACGTGCTTAACCAAGCACAATTCGCTGCCGTTACTGGTGGAGATGGTGTTCCGTTAATTTCGAACGCTCACCCATTAGCAACAGGTGGTACATTCTCAAATGTACTAACAGTAGCTGCAGATCTTAACGAAACTTCACTAGAGCAGTCGTTAATCGACATCGCTGGATTCGTAGACGAAAGAGGTCTAAGAATCGCTACTCAAGGTAGAAAGATGATAATTCCAAAAGAATTACAATTTACTGCTGAGAGATTGATGAAAACTCCTCAAAGAGTTGGAACAGCTGATAACGATATCAACGCAATCGCTTCAATGGGAATGGTACCAGAAGGGTATTCAGTTAATAATTTCTTAACTGATACTGATTCTTTCTTCCTAATGACTGATGTGCCTAATGGAATGAAACATTTCGTTAGATCACCAATCAAAACTGCGATTGAAGGTGACTTCGATACTGGTAACGTAAGATTTAAAGCTAGAGAAAGATACTCTTTTGGATTCTCAGATCCTAGAGCAATCTTTGGTAACGGAAACTTACCAACTAGTTAATAAATAATACAATTAGTATTACTTAAAAGGGGCGGTGCATTTGCACTGCCCTTTTTTTTATGTTAGTTAAAGTTATGAATTTTATTTTTTTAAAAGAAAACGCTTACCCAAAACAATCCTGCAAAGAATTAATAAGTTGGTTTGAAAATAATAAGCACCTTGCATCAAAAGGTAAAGCAGGAAAAAAAGATTTAGATAATTTAGAAATACCAATTGAACTTGAAGCTCGCGAGTCTTTTTATCATCTTGGATCTTGTTTAGAGAACGGTGTTTTAGATTTTAAAAAACAATATCCAAAATACGATAAACTACTCCCTCCTTGGCAATTAACCAACATGATTCAATTATGTAGGTTTTTACCCAATAAATATTATAATCATATTCATTGTGAATTAGGTGATGATATAAATTCTATGACAAGAGTTTTTGCTTGGATGATATATTTAAATGATATTAAAGAAGGGGGGCAAACAGAATTTGTTGATCATAACTTTAAAACGGAACCAAAAGCTGGGAACTTATATATTTGGCCGGCAGGACCTACACATTTCCATCGAGGAGTACCTTGTAATATAAACAAATACTTTCTGACAGGTTGGTTTAACTTTAAAACTATAGTATAATAAAAACACCTAGAAATTAAATTAATTTTGTAGACTGGCTAGGCAGACGGTATAGAGACTACAAAGTTTAACCGCTATACAAGGAGAAACTATTATGGCAAATACTACATTCTCAGGACCAGTCCGATCGGAAAATGGTTTTGAATCAGTAACTAAAAACGCAAATACAGGTGCAATCACAGTAGGAGCTACTTACGGAGCAACTATCACTGGTGGTGTTCAATCACTATCAGGAGCAGGTGCTATAGACCTTACAAATTTAGTAACAGAGCTTACTACAGGAGCGGGAGCTGCTGCAGTAACTTTAGCTGATGGAACTACTTCAGGTCAAATTAAAATCATTTATATGGTTGTTGACGGTGGTGGAACTGCAACTGTTACTCCAACTACTTTTGCTAGTGGAACTACATTAGCTTTTGATGCAGTAGCTGAAGCGGCTACTTTAGTTTGGAACAGCACTATCGGTTGGGTTTTAACTGCCGACAGAGGCGTAACAATAGCTTAATAATAAAATAGTGGCTCCTTCGGGAGCCACGAATTAAGGAGAACAACATGGCAAGTAAAGGCGATATACAAGCTACTATAATTTCAGCAGCTACATCAAATGTAGTTATTGCACCACCGGTAAGATTAAAAGGTGTTGTTTTAGCTGGTCTAGCTACTTCAGGTGTAGTTCAGTTAAAAACAACAAGTGCAACTGGAGATACTTTATTTGAAGCAGATGTACCTGCAGGAGATATTACAAGTTTAAGTATTCCTGAAGATGGAATTTTATTTCCAAAAGGTGTTTATGTTTCAACTTTTACAGTATCTAAAGTAACACTATTAACTGATAAATACTCTGGTCCTAATCTTACAACTAGTAACCCTGGTTAATAAGTTATGGATATATCTTATTACGAAGATATATTGTTTCTAAAAAAAGGTGGCATGCCACCTAGAAACAAAAAGAATTTCCGTTCCACTAAAAGTGGAGCGGGAATGACTGCAGCAGGTGTTGCAGCTTATAGAAGAAAAAACCCAGGTAGTAAATTATCTACAGCAGTTACAGAAGATAATCCAGGTAAGAAAAGAGCAGCAAGAAGAAAGTCTTATTGTGCAAGAAGTGCAGGACAAATGAAGAAGTTTCCTAAAGCTGCTAAAGATCCTAATTCAAGATTAAGACAAGCGAGACGTAGATGGAAGTGTTAGGTTATGTCTTACCTAAATGCTAATATACCACCTATATATTGTAAAGTAAAAAAGGAGTATTTATATGATCTTAAAAAACATCAAGGAGAAAGTGAAGAGTGTGTGGTCTTCGGTATCACATCTATATCGGGACGTGCAATCTTATTTAACATCATGTTACCAAATGGTGCATGCTTTTGGCGCTTGCCTATCTCAGCGTTTTTTCAAAAATCACATGATAGAGCCACTGTGCCGAATATGCAGACGCACGAGTTGGAACTGTGGAACTGTTTTAGTTACTACCCTAGTGTTACTTGTTTTGATTGGTTGGCTGGTTTAAAAGGTAAATTTCTAGGTTTAGATAAAAAATTTTACCATGGAAAATATTTATTCACTATTGATTGGGCTCATCCAGAAACTAATATTTTGGATACAGAGCATTCTGAAATTCCTCAAGAACATAAGTGTGCACATATATTGGCTCTTGATAACGGGAATTATGCAGCTCAGCCTAATAATCGTATTCTGTGGCATGTTAATAGCTACACTACTGATAACAGCTGGCCTGACTATAAGGTACAAACTACTTACTGGGATGCAGAAGATAATGGTATGGTTACAGAAGATAGTGACAAAATGTTTTATCAAATGGAAGAAAAGAAATGATTGATAAATTTTTATATAATTTCTTTAGTTCTATAGATAATTTTTTTGAAGCTCTAGACAAACTTTTTAAAAGACTTCATAATAGGTGTCATGAGAGATACAAAAATATTAGAAAATTATTCAAAAAAAGTAAAAGAAGAAAATCAAAAAAAACTTCTTTTTAAAAATTTAAGAACTGAAGTAAATACAGGTGCGAACGGCACTCAAGACTACATTATTAAAAAAGGAACTAATATTGGGAAGGTAGCTAAAAAATGAAAGAATGTAAGCAATGCAAAAAAGAATTTGAACCTAAAGACGAATTAGATATTTTTTGTAGCCAAGATTGTAAAGAGGAAGCGTTAGCAGAATTAGATTCTGATTCTGACGAGTGTTTATCGTGTCAATAATGGAGGGTGCCTATATGCAACCAGGAGATATGAACTACAAGTTCACAGCTATTTTAATTATAGCTATTTGTTTATTAGCTGTCTTTGGAGGACCAGCTAGATGAAAATAAATGACAGTACAAATATTGGTCTCCCATTACGTAACTTAATTGGTTTGATTGGAGCAATTGTTATTGGTGCGTGGTTTGCATTTGGTGTAATTGAAAGACTCAATCAACTTGA